AATCAACCCCGCGTCAAGCAACTCCCCCAACTGCTCATAAACTTCCTGAATGTCCTGCAACGCCGCGTAAGCTGGATCTGCTGCGCGCTTGAGCTTTTCCAGCTGTTCGTTAAGGTCTTTTTGTGCGGTATCTAGTTCTTCTGCTGCTTTTGCGCTGGCGGCGGCTGCTATGGCCAGATTATCCACTTCTCTTGCTGTTGCGCGGAATTCCTCACGTTGCCTGACAAATTCAGCCCTTATTTGTTCTCGCGTTTCGAGTATTGCTTTTCCGCTGGCAATGTGCGCATCACGCTCTGCACGAATTGCATCAATTGACTCGGCAAGGGCCTGGTCAGCAATCATCAATTCGGCCTTCAGGACATCGCCATAGCCTTCCCCATCAAACCAGTTGCGCGGGTCGAGGTTATGCGCGATAGCCTTGCCGTATGCAACCGTCCTCTGCACAAAGTCAGCGATATAGACAGCTGCGAGCTGTATTGCAGCCCTGACATTCGGAATAAAATCACGGAATGCACCTGCAAGAAACTCCCCTATAGTGTCGGAATCTTCCCCGATATTTTCGGCAAATTCCCTGAAAACATCGTTCGCGGCATTAGCGACAAACTCAATATCACGCCCCAGGTTTTCAAACTCAAACGACAACCGCTGCAAATAAACGTCTATCTCACCGCTGGCGATAACAATTTCAAGCTCTTTTACCGCTTCGGTCGCCGTGGTGTAAAAGTCAATCAGGAGTTGGCTTCCATCCTGGCTGTCAAATATGGCTTGTCTCGCCTCTTGAATGGCTTGTCTTAAAGCATCCTGCGCCCCTGCAAGCCCTTCGGCTTCCCGTCTGGCAACACCGCCATACTGACCGGCCAGAACGTCAAGAATCATGCTTTGCGCTTCGGCCTGTCGGTTTGTCTCGACAAGCTCTTTGATCATGTCGGTTTGCGTTTTGGTAAAAGATACGCCCGACCGATTAAGCTGGCCGAGGTTGCGGATGGGATCTTCAAGCACTTTGCCCAGTTGGGTCATGGCGCTGTTCAGGTTGGTGCCGGTAACAGTAGCAAGGTCAGCGGCAAGTTCTGTTGCGCGGGTGAAGGTTTCTCCGGTAACAGTTCTGAAGGTCAACATGATCTGTTGCGCAGCCATCACGCCTTCTGTGCTTTGCAGTGTGGCGGCTGCAAGCTCTCGCGCCTGTTCGTGGAGCTGTCGAGCGGTGAATCCTGCAGCTTGTCCGGTTGACCTGACGAGCTGTTCGGTTCTGAGCATATTGCGTTGTAGGGTTTCGCCTTCTCTGATCACCGCTTGAAACTGATTCACCACGCCGCGGATAGTAAGGGTTGCCGCGCCAAGGGCGATAAGCCGTTTCCCCAGCTTCCCGACGGTCGATTCAGCGCGAACACCCGCGTCGCCCATGTTTTTCAGTTCGCGAGTGGCTGTTCTGGCTTGCGTACTGTCAACTGCCAGTGCAACGCGGGTTATGTTCATCGCTTCTGTTCCTTTTTTAGATGTTTGACCATCGCGCCGAAACTCTGGCTAACGTGGTTGCGTGTTTCGTCTTCTGTCTCGACTGGCTTTGGTCGGTGCGGCTTGTTTGCTGCATGGTACTCGCCGCAATAGTCTTTGCTTAACTGCTTGATCTGTAACGCCTCATAGCCCGGCATTGTGGTGTTTGTCAGTTGCTGCCATGCGGCTATTTCCTGGTAACTGATCGGCACCGCCCCGGCCATACCGGAAGAGGCAAAGCCTATTTCGGATAGTGACTCGATGAGATGCTCGCCCCATTCAAGGTCTATCAGTTCGGCCATGGCCGTTCCCTTCAGGATTTCTCCTCTTGTCCGCTTTTGCTTTTCCGGGGTCGCGTGGAGCCAGGCGAGTTGTCTGACCCAAAGACGGACTCGCTCAAACGCTTTGGGTCGTAGTTCGTCAAATTCATGCTGAAATCTGAGACCTGCCGCGCTATCCAGTCCTCGTTTTTGTAAAGCTCAATCGCTGTTTCTTTGCTGTATGGAATCGGGCCGTCATCATCTTCAATGTTATCTGACCACCCCTGCGTCAAGGCGGCCAGAAATTCAGCCCCTGACTGCGTGGATTGATCGTCTGTGAGGTTTTTACCTTTTCCGTACTTCCGGTCGCGGGCCTTCATCGCGTTGCGCGCAACGTCAGACTGAATCCCATAAATGTAAAAATCAAGGGTGCGCTCTTTTTCGTCAATGATAGTCTCCCCCGTAAAAGGGTCAACCAAGGATAGTTTTTGTGGAACGTTGCTGGCGTCTCTTGTGTTGAATCTGCTGATCTTCATGCCGTCAAAGTCTCCTGTGTGCGCCGTCAAGTTTTAAGGTGCCTCCCCGCAGGTGACGGCTCCCAGCGGGGAGGCTTCAGCGGAAGGAGGTTGCCCGCTGATTAGATTACTGTGAAGTTCGCGGTTACGTTGATGTCAGCTGTCACGTTAGTATCCGTCCGAGGATTGTCGGTGCTGGCATCAGACCATGCGCTAAATACGTGCGTTGCATCGTTAAGCGGCGCGGCAAATACGGCAGTGGTCGATCCGCCGGAAAGTACGGTCTGTTCAAGATCGCCATAAACCGCGCCGTTAGCGCCGGCTGCATAGGTCACGCTGAACACGTCAGCGTCAACAATCGGTTGGGTCTTGATAGCCAGGCTCACTTCGTTTTGCGTGATCGCGTTGGCGTCGCCATAGTTGTAGGTGTAACCGCTGATTTCAGCCGTGAAATACACCACGCCGATCTCAGGATTAGCCAGCTTGAAGCTGTGAGTCTGCCGACGGTTTGCACCGTCAAAGCCAGACTTAAGAACGGCTTGACCGGAATCGTCAAGGCGCTGCGCCATCGGCACGGTAATGTCGCCGTAGTTGATGGAGCCTTTTTTCTTGTTCACAACACCCGTTGCGATGGGGATAAACTCGGTTACGGTTGCGCTACCGCCGAATGCCGGAACGTTGGCCACCTCGCCAACTTCTGTCCAGCTCAGTGCCTCGTACCCCGCAGTGGTGTAAGCTGCCGGCGCGCCAACTGCCACGCTCATCACTGTTCCTACGCTGATCGTAATGTCACTCATAATCTTTCTCCTGTCTGTTTGTTAGTTGCGGTTAAGTATGGCCTTGTATGCCATGGTTAAAACGATTTTGTACCATCCATCCTCTGCAATTCCTGGCTGCCGTTTGTTGTTTGTTATTGTCACAGTCACGCCATCAAAACGAAGGCGGGCTCCAACCTTAAACACCCCGAATATCTCATCTGCCTTTTGCTTTACTGCTATTGCACCGCTGTTTGCCGGGTATCGGAGAATCACGCGAAAAACTCCGTCAGTCTCGTTGCTGTCGTTCAGGTTCAGCGGCGTTACGTCGTTTTGCAGTACCAGCAGTTCCGCATAGGCCGCGCCGTCCGTTGCGTTGTAAGGTAGGTTCTCATGCGCCACCGATAAGCCAAAGTTGCCGTCAATAAATGCGCTGATAAGTGCCTGGTCAATTTTAAGCATCGCGCACCTGTTCCTTGATAATGCGCTCAATCCGTGCCACGTTGCGGGCAATCATTCCGTCTCGCTCCTCCCACACGCCGGCATACGGCAGATTATTCGACAGCCAGTCCTCGGTGTCTGGTTTGACCGTTGCTGCGACTTCGGCCTGTGCATTCGCCCCAGATGGGTCTGTGCGCTCAATTTGTCCATTCGCCGGAGTGTTGTTTGTTGTTTGCCAGTTGCCCCTTAGCCGTCCGGTATCAACACGGGTGTCACGGATCACCCCGTTGAACAACTCGATCTTGATTGCTCTGACGGTCTGATCAATCGTCGCCCCCGCTACGCGCGCAAGTTGTCCGATCGGTATTTCAGCCATCTATCTCCTCACATGAATGTAGTAAATAACCGCCTGGCCGCCAGGCTCAACCGGCGTCACGTCAACAATCGTCCAGTCTGCGCCGTTAATTGTTACCGTGTCCGTCAATAGCGGATCAAACGTATCGTCGATAATCAGCATCTTGTCGCCTTGCTGAATCAATGTGCTGTCAACCAGGTCGTCTTTTGTGATCTTTTTGAATATCCCGTTTGGCCTGAATGTCGTCACGGATCCGGGAGTCACCGCGCCGGTCACAGGATCAATGCTACCGCCGGCCGTGCGCTTAAACTCAAAAGGCTTCCCGAACTTTTGCAGCAGCTTTGACGCTGTATTTGCTGTGCCTTCGTAAAAACTCATGCCCGCACCAACGGGATAGACAATCCGTTACGCCTCAGCAGGCTTGAAAGCAACGCTTGCCAATGGCTCGACCTGCTGAGTTTCGCCTGTGAGTCGCCGCCAACATATTCCACTTCAATCACGTCAACTTTTTCCCTCTTAACTGCCCTGTTTGGATTCACCGGAAGATTGTAAGGGTCAATCCCTGCGCGAATGTCCAGCGCAAGGTTCAACTGGCACAAAATGACTTGCCGCGGAATCTCGGTATCCTCCCAACCGAAGCCGTCAATCGTCAAATTCGTGCGCGGGAAGCTCATCGGCTGATCACGGTCAACCAGGTAGCCTTTAAGCTGCGGCTCTTTACTGTTGATGTACTGCGCGGCCTTGATAAGTTCGATCTCCGCGGCATCTTCATCTGTGATGAAAACGCCCAACGATTCAGCGTAATTGACATAATCGTCAAGGCTTACAAAAGAGTTTGCGCCGCCA